TGGAGTACTGTTTTCACGAACCAGTACAACAGTGTGATGTCTACTATACACAGGATGAAGTCTGGGACATCCCGCATGACTGGGGCGGTTAACAAGCCTGAGCCTAACGCGATAGGTAAAATAGTAACAAACATAAATGATTATATAGGCTAATATGACAATCTGGAATACACCCCAAATAGACCCTTATTACATTCCCAAGTCTGTAGGGACTGGAGTAGTTAAGTCAAAATATCTTATTAACTATTATGACACTCCGTATACAGCGAAATACTGGAGGGATGCGATAGACAGGGCTATAAATTACAGTGATTTGTACTACTATGGCGTTTTGCAGTCGTGGGCTATACAGTCGAGTCCTTTTTTGGTGTCCTTATTGGACAAGAGATATGTTCCTGCTCAAAAGAACTTCTATGCTTTCGCGAAATACGGGGATATGAGCCGGATAGACGACAAATTTTCCCAATATTTTACGCAGACCAACATTTTCAAGCAGCTTGTTTGCCGTGCTCCGTTGAACGCGAAGATTCGCGGGGTAGCAGGCAAGCAGATAGACATAGAAAAGGATATTGTAACGGATTTCCCTATGCGGAATATAGACATGTTCAACAGGGCGATACGTTATATGACCTTTGATATCCAGAGTGTGGCTAAATTTGACGATTACGACAACATGTTTTATTTCGAGGCTTCCCCTGAAGAAGACTATAAATTAGGTCTGATGCAGGAGATTACGAGGGCTATAATCGAGATAGTGAATTCTTACCGCAATTGGGGCATTCTGACGGGGCGTTATTCCTATCCTCGCTATACGATAGGGTATCAGGCGCAGAACGAAGAAGCACAGCAGATAGCAGCGGAATACGCCAGATTGATAAATGACCCTACAGCCACACCGGTAGTGCCCTTTGAGGTAAACGAATTGTCCACGAATAAGGAGAGGAAATACCAAGTAGAGATAAATTCCGTCAATACTGAAGCTCCGAGCGAAGCTTTCAGGGCTCACAAGGAGTTGGTAGACAAGTGGGAAAGCGAGCTTATGCAGCTTCTCACCGGAAGTACGTTAATCGGGAACACCGAAAAGAACACGAATTCCGAGCAGTTGGCGGAAATTCACATGCAATTGTACAAGAATATCCTTGACGAAGACAACAAGGACATTTTAAGGGTTACAAATACCCAGACAATGCCGAAATTGGCGAGATTGGTCAAAAACAAGGATTTGACCGATTATCAGGTAGTAATTATCCCTGACAAGAGCATTTCGGTGAAGCATTTTATCAAGATTACGGACACATTGAGCAAGCAAGGATTGAGGATTTCCGAACAATTCCTGCAAAAAGTGGGGTTGGATGAAGGAGATATCGACAAAAAAGTCACCAATAAGTCATGGATTACCAACACAGTAGACAAGATTAAGAGCATTTTCACCCCAAAAAGCAACAAAGATGGCTGATACGATGCAGGATATGATAAACAAGCTAAGGAGTCTTAAAAAATGCGTAAGAGATGAGATGCCTAAGGCGATATCGGAAAGCATGTTGAAAGAAACGAAGCAGAATTTCCAGAAAGAGGCATATACTAACGACGGAGGGTCACAGAAATGGAAAGAGCGTATGTATGACGTGCACAATACGCCTATCGGTGTAAAGTTGCCTTATCCCAAACTAAGGAGAACAGGGAGGTTATACAATTCTATCAAGAAAATAACCAATGTCCCGTACACGGCAGGGTTAAAAACCAGCGTTCCGTACGCACAATTGCAGAATGAAGGAGGAAAGGCGCAAAAAAGGTGGGTTCA